TTCAAAAGGCGTATCACCAACAAGGGCTGTTATTGGCATCCTGGCCCACATAGCGCCCCCATGCACGTTTTCTTCTTCTTCACCTTCTGCTGGTATACCTGTGAAAATGACTTGGAAACTCAGACACCGAGTTGGCATCGTTGTTACAGCTATTGCCATGGCATGCAAAAATTCACCATGATATTTTTCATGGTTGTGTGTATATTCTTTTCTAACCCAACATTTAAAGTGAGGTATGTTGCTTTGTAGGTAGGCCACTATCTACGTGATCCAACTCTACCGCCTCTCTTATAGCCTTTTGATTTCATCGCTTTGCCACCCTTTGCATAACCTTTAGATTTCATAGGTCCGCCTCTTTTCATCCTTTTGGATTTCATTGGCCCACCTTTCTTCATACCCTTGGACTTCATAGGTCCACCTTTTTTCATACCTTTAGATTTCATAGGTCCGCCCTTACGCATACCTTTTGATTTCATAGGTCCACCTTTACGCATGCCTTTAGATTTTACCATTCCTCCAGCTGCATAACCTTTTGTTCTTTTATACATTTAAACCTCTACTTTTTTTTAGTTGCTTTTTTCTTGGCAGCTGGTTTTTTCGCAGCTGGTTTTGCAGCCTTTTTCTTAGGCATGTTTAAATAAATTCTTGTTTCTTCAACAGGCTCATCTGGCCTTACTTTAGCATTTTGCCTGGCTTTTAACTTGGCTTCCATTTTCTTATCTGCTTTTGTAGCCATATTTTTCTCCTACGATATAGTCGTAACTTTACGACGATTACTCATAACTTTACCACAGCCTCTTGCTATGAATCCATTTTTTTTATTTGTCTGATTTTGCTTACGTGCAACGTCTCCTGTTGCCATTGAAACTCTTGCTTTCTTAGTATTCGCTACGACAGTTTTGCCTTTTGCTCCAGCAGCTTTCTTTTTTCTTGCTGTTTTAGCACGTTCTGCTTTTGATAAACTTTGGGCTTTGGCTTTAGGCAGACATCTATCAGGATTTTTTTTGTTTTTGCTTGTTCCACACGGTCCTTTAATAGAACCGTCTGTACCGATCCTAACCCAGTTTTGCTCCCTCCACTGCTTCAGTTGGCCCATTATCTCATTCTATCGGGCATAACTCTGCCCTGTCCTCTTACGTTGAAGACTAATCCACCGCCTGCTTTTTTAACCCGTTTTTTCTTTTTAGAGCCTTTTGCATAGTTTGGATCTTTGCAATATTTAGATGCGGCCATATTTGCATAAGCCGAAGGATATGTGTCAAAAGTACGTTTTGCCCAAGCTTTTCCTTCTGGACAAATCTTACCGCCGCTTTTTGCTTTCTTTGCCATTATTTTATTCTACCATGTTTTTTTCTTATCGCATCTTTACCGCGTCTGAAAATTTCTGCTTGTTTTGGTTTACCCCCATATTTGGATCTTTGTTCACCCACAGTTAATATTTGTATTTTCCTAGCAAAAGGTTTACGTACCTTTGTGACTTTTGCAACTGTATCTCTAGCATCTTGTATAGTTGCATATTTTATAGAAACAGTATCTCTAGGATTTTCATCCGTATATAGCCTTCTATCGCTACCTTTTGGTTTTTTTCCTGTTCCTACTTTTGGGTCTTTTCTTTTTGGCATTTTTAACTAATTTTTTCAAAGTATTAGATTGTTTTTTGTGCATCCTAGATGCTTTATTCAATTCCTTTGAAACTTTACTTATCTTTTTTAGCATCTCCACTGTCTCCTTGACCAATAATTTGCTTTAGTCCTATCGTCGCCAAGGTTTTTACTCCTAGCACAATAAGCTTTACGTTTTTTTGGGTTATTGGGATGTGCGCCTAATTTTGGATCGCCAAAGGTCACGCGTTTAATTTTTCCAGAAGCAGGTACTCTGACAAAAACCTCTCTAGTTTTTTTGCCAAACCCAGGAGAACCTTTTGAGATTCTCCTTGGTTTATTCAGAGTTACTTTTTTGCCTCTGTATTCAGCCATTAGTAATTTTTATTCAATACAAGTATGATCGAATAAGCATCACCATCAGAGTGAGCTACTGTTGTAAAATCAATATCTCCTGTCACACCAGAACCTGCGTTATTTGGTATGCCACTGAATCTATCATCGTAGTATTCGTCACCTGTACTATCAGCTGGCAGAGGTATTGCTAAAACATTGGTGCTGGCGTCAAATTCTATATCAACGCCCATACCTCTAGTTGCCCAATAAATCCTAGCTATAGATACGCTAGTGCAAGCAGAACCCGCATTATTTGAAGCCAATGCAGAGACATCAACTTTTTTTACAGATGCTTCACCTGTTCCGTCAGATTCGTTGGTAAATTTGAGGATAGCAACTCTTTCACCATCCTGTATAGTCTGGGAAGTTACTGTATCAGCCATTGTTTACTCCTATCTTTCACAGATTACGTTGATGTAATCTATAGTCATAGTTTTTGCTGCTGCTTCACCGTTTTGAATACCAAAAGATACAGTTAATTCTTCATCATCTGGTAAATTAGTGTTCACTACACCTACTGGAGTAGCAGAACCTATAAAATAAGATACTTGTGAAGTGTTTGGATCTATGAAGAAACCAACATTAACAAATGTATCGTCAGCTAAAGTAGTAACTGCTGCTGTAGTAGTGTCAGTACCGTCTTTTTCTATATGAAAATCTAGGTTTGTATCCCCATCATCTTTCATAAAATAAACACCATCTGAAACAGCAAGAGGTGTTGTATCGGTTATTTGTAAGCCCATTACAACATCAGATTGTGTTGCATCACTTACTTTGAATCTAGCCTCAAAAAAAGCTCTTTTACTGCTGCTCAGTTTGAATGACTCACCTTTTAATTGTAAAAAGTCTAAATCATTATCACCCGCTGCGTTAGTGAGCAAAAGTTGACCGCCTGCTCCAGAAGTCAAAGCTTCTGTAGCTGAACCTGTACCAGCTTCAGTTGTAGTGATTGTGAAATCGCCAGAAGCGTAAGTCATAAAATCATTTGAGTATTGATAAAACAACGAACTGGACGGGTTTACCAAGAACATAGGAACATCTTTCTTATGTTTGGTGGACTCGCTGTTACCAGCGTTAAGTATTAAGTTTTGGAAATGTGGATTAGCCATCTTGAACTCCTTATATTTGTATTAATGGAAACCGTAAACGGCCCTCATCAAGCTAATTAATTTTAAACCAATTTTAGTTTACACATATAAAAACAATCAGGCAAGAAAAAGGGATGCCGAAACATCCCTTCCTCCTAGTAGTCGGGTGACGGTGACTACTAAGCTATTAAGCTCCCTGAGAACCGAATACAGCTCTAAAGTTAGAGAATCCAAAAGAATATCTCTCTCTAGCTTTGTATCTCATGTTTCCAGTATCAAAATCACCTTCTAACGCTGTAGAAAGTGGTGATCTTTCAAAGTGCTTGAATCCATCTGGACAGTCAGTTTTGATGAAGAAAGCATCTGTATCAGTTAAGTAGTGATTCACTACGTAACCGTCAGGTAACATTCCCATGTTTCTTACTGCATTGATGTCATTATCAGAAGTTCCTACTCTCCCTGGAGTTTGTAGAAGTCTATCTGCAACGAATTGAAGTTGAGGTGGAACAATTAGTTTCATTCCTCTCAAAGCAATAGTCAAACCTCTGTCATCAGTAAACGTTGATATTGAAATCAAAGCATCTTCTAATGAAGTTTCATTAAGGTCAGCCATAGTTGTCGCTCTGTTTGCAAGAGTACCACCACCACTCATGGGGTGATCTGTTGCTATAAGAGCTTTACCATCGCCTCCTGCGGTAGAGAACGCATTGTTCAATACAGCAGCAGCCTTAATTTGTTTGGTATTTGCCATTGATCTAGCTAACGCCTTAGTGTATCTAGCACCAAGTCTGTCATATAGATTATCTTCAACAGCTTCTTCTGTTAATGCAAAAGCCAAAGCAACTGTTTCGTGTGTGTAACGTGAAGTGTAGCCTTCAGAAGCGTTATCAAATCTAACGCCTGATCCTTCAGCTTTTACTTCTGCATTACCGAAACCTGAAATTAGAACTTCTTCTTCAAACGCTCTGTCAGAAGTTTCCGTATCAAAAATTTCAGCATGTTCAGCTTCATACCTAGAGTATTCCATCCCAAAAAGGGCGTTCAATCCAGGCTCTAGTTCCTTCGCTAATTGCGCTCTATTAATTGCCATTATTAAACTCCCGTTACTGTGGTATAGAAATGCTCGTTAATGTATACGATTGCATTTATGTTAGCTGATCCAGTTGTACTATTTGAAGGGTCTGTAGAGAATCCAACGATTCTAAACTGAGCTGTAGTTGCTGCTGTGGTAGAAGAAATTTCTGCCGCAGACATACCAGTTTTTGTAGAGCCAGCAGTGTAAGCCAACTCGACGTTGTTACCTACGGCTGTTTGCGCTAAAGAACCAGTGCATTGTACTTCAAATAATGTATCAGGATCATCTTCAACAAAAGCAACAATATCAGAAGATACAGTAGCAGTAGGGAAGTGCGATGAAAAAATCACCTCACCCGAACTGTTTGTAAATTTACATCCTCTGAATATTCCCAATAAAGTTGTTGCTGCACCAGCTACTAAAATAGTGCCAGTGTTCAACATCTTAACTGGGTCGCCTGAAAAAATGTCTCCAGTTGCGCCAGAAGCAATAGAATATTCAGTGACACCGCCGTTTGCGACGCCGCCACCTTTTTTGCCTACTGAACGAAACCCGAAAGGTGCATCTTTATTTGCCATAATAAGTTTTCCTTATTCAGTTATTTAATTTAATTACAGTGATAATCACTCACGATTACCACCACCAAAAGTTACGCTTGTTTTTCTCTCTGGTTTTAAGATCGGAGAGCTTGGATCTGATTCCTGCATAAGATCATGGTCAATTGCATCTTGTTGCAATTGTGCGCGATTAGAAAAGTAGGCGTTTCTTTCATTTCGCGTTTCAGTAGGAATCTTGGCCAAAAGCAAACCACCCACGGAAACTACTCCTGAGTGTCTTCCATCGTCAAGCGTGGGAATCTCAAAGCCATCTAACTCTTCAGCTCTAACAAGGTCGAAACCTTCTCTAAGCCTAGCAGTTACATTTTTTCTATCTTCCTGTCCAACGATTTCAGCTCTTATCCACCTGTATTCATATCCTTCAGGTGGCTCTGGAGTGTCCAACATTTGGGGGCGACGCCAAGGTTTGCGAGCAGTATCTTTTGCTCGAGTTTCAGCAGAACGTGGTGTTCTGTTTTCAGTAGATGCTTGCACATCTGTTGATTCGTTTTGTTCTATTTCGTTTGTCATTTGTCTACCTTCTTACATGTTTAGCATATTCTTGTAACGGTACATTCAAACGACGTGCCATTTCAACTTCGGCTTTAGTAAGCCTTACTTGTCGTTTGCGTCCAGAGCTTTCGCTTCTACCTGCGGGTGCTACAGTCTGCTGTATCTTACCTTTAGGTTCTGCCTCTCCTCCACCACTAAACTTATGTGGAAATTCAGCTCTTATACGTTTATCGATCTCAGTATAGTACGTTGGGTCATTCGTATCAAACCCTTCTTCTTCTACTAATCTTCTATGTATGTTAAATGCCACAAGGGTCATAGCCTCATCTTCACCAAACCATTCATTTTGACTAGCCCAATCTTCTGCTGCTGGGTCTGGTTGTGGAGTTGGTGTGGGTTGTTGTAAACCTTGTGGGGCTTGTACCTCTTGATATTCAGTAGTTGGTTCGATAGACAATCTACCATTAGCTATTTTGCTTTCCTCAACAGTAATTTTGTCGAGTATGTCTTGAGCTTTGGTAACTTTGTCCCAATCTTGATCTTGGTAAGCAGATTTAAGAACAGCGTTGGCTTGCGCTCTTTGCGCTTTCAACCTGTTTTCTGCTTCTGACTGGTAACTTTCAGCATATTGCGACGTATTCTTTTTTAAGGCTTCATTCTCTGCCTGTAAATTTTTGGCGTATTCGTATGCTGATTGTGCTGCGCGTTCTTGTTCGCGCATCTTTTTAGTTAAGTTAGAGATTCTTTTTTGAACATTTTTAGAGTAATCCTCTAATTCGTCTTGTTCCTGATCTGCTTTTGTTTCTTCTACAGAAACATCTTCAATAGGAGCTGCAACTTGTTCAGATTGTGAATCTTGCTCAACTTCATCTAATTCTACGACTTCGGTAGGTTCTTGTTCCTCAGTCTGTATTGCTTCGTTTTCTTGCATGATAATTCCTCATGTTAGACACTAACTATATCGTCAGGGTCTTCTATAGTTGCAATGACTTCGTCATCGTTAATAATACGGCACTCTGCATCGTCGCCAAGCTTAAACCTAGCTCCTGCATATCTACCAATTAATACCCATTTTTTTTCTTGGCACCAGGGGGTATCGCCAAATTTGTTCTGGTCTGCATAACAAAGAGGTCCCATCTTAACTACGTAGGCCACTACGGTAGCTAATGATTCTCTTTCTACAGTTTCTTTTGCTAAAACAATACCACCTTTAGTTACTGATTTACCTTTATAGGGCAATATCAATAAGCGCCAACCTGTCGGTTGAGGCATACGTTCTAAATAGGATTTATCTAATAGTGTGGGATCTAAGACACGGTCATCGGATTTGACGTATGCTTGATCTAATTCTGTTTTTTCCTCTTCTGGTTGTAACTTCTCAGCTTCAACCTCCCTTGCGATATGATCAGGTACCAGTACCTCTTTCATCGTTTTGTACACTCCTTTCTAGCAACGCTTTAATTTCTTGCTCTACGTCTTCGATAGCGTTGTGACGACCACGTAGATAGTTGTATTCTTGGAAATCTTTGGCTCCGTTAAGAATCAAATCCTCTAAAGATTGTTTTTTCTCCTTCAGAAGCTTTTGAAAAGCCTCTGCAAACCAAATCAAATCCATTAATAAATACCAGAAAACTTACCACCAAACTCAGCTTCACCCATTCCTCTAGCTTTGCCTTTACCCATACCTGGTTTTGGTGTGGTGTTAGCATCAAAAGACTCTGCTTTTTTAGTTTGCAAAGTGCCTTTGTTAGAGTAAGACTGTTTGCCATCAAGTACAGTTGGAGTTTTCTGTTGATTTACTTCAGTTCTTTTTATCATAATTAAAGTTCCCTTAATCCAAGATCAATCAATTTTAGTTCTTTTTGTTGGTCGAGTCTATCCCTCGTCGTATCGTCCTTCATTTCGGCAATATCTCGTTGGGCTTCTATACGCTCACGATCTATCTGATCTTGACGCATTTGATCCATAGCTCGTTGTTCTTCACGCTGCATAAACTGTTGTTGTTCTTGATTTAATTGCTGTCCCTTCAAAGCCAGTTCTTGTTTTCTTATAGTGACTAAAGGATCTTCTTCTTGAGGTGTGCCAATCTGTTGCGAGAACTGTATAACTAATTCAGACATGATAGGTGCGCTGAACTGCGCCAATATATTTTGCGCTTGCGTTTGTAACTGTTGAGCTTCAACAGGAGAAACTTGTTGCGCTTGTTGTTGCAACTGTTGATATTGTTGCATTGCTTCAGGTGGCATTTGTTGTTGCGCGATTATGTCTGCCTTCATCTGCAAGTGTTGCATACAGTGTGAAATAATATTGGCTTGTACCTGTGCATTAGTTTGAACAGGCTGTAAGCTGAGTAGACTAACATGAGCAGCTATATGTGCATCATGGTTCTGTTGTATGAAAGCTTGAGCAGGTGCGCCCATCATCAGGCTACTATTTTCCATACCCGCCTCCATAGCAGGAGGCTGATCAGGAGGCGGTGGAAGAAGCAGTTGGTCGATATTGTCTACTCCTAATGAAGCGTACATTCTTTTGTAAGCCTCGTAGACTCCACCTGGCCCGTGTATTTGAGGATTTGATTGTACCAACTGCATCATTTCTTGGGCCATAACTATACGTTGGCTGGTAGAAAATATATCTGGGTTGCTAACAGGATAAATGTCGATGCGCCCGTCAAAATCACTTTGCTTGACTTCGTTGATACCACCTGAGACTGAATAGGGATAAGTCGGCGGCAAGCTCTGAGCAAAGATGTCTGATAACAACCCAAATTCTTTTTTCTGCGCGTTGTGTAAACGCTTGTGTATTGCACTTAAAACTTTTGTAGATTTTTCCATCAAGGCCAAAGTAGTCCCTACTGGGGCTTGTGAGTTGCCTTCGCCTACAGCTATCTCAGCTATAGAAGCAAATCTTTGTCCTGATTGTACTAATAGTCCTAGTAACGATAACAAAGTACCGCTTGGCTCTTTGAATGGTAACGGCTGTATTGCATCTCGCAAAGAGCCTGCTGGTGCATCCACGTCTCTGAACTCGCCAGGTTGTATAGGCTCGTCTTCGTTACGTATGCGGATGCCTCGAGTCTTGAAACCAGCAGGCAAATTGGAGAGAGTCCCAGCATCTATCAATTGTCTTAGTATAGATGTGGAAGCTTTCGATAACCCACCAATCATATGAGTTAAACCGAAACCGTAAAAACCTAGACCTGGTAAAAACTTGAAATGAACAAAATATTCAATCTTGTTTTTCATCGGATCTTCGGCGTTAAAATTTCTTCTAATAGACAGTATGTTTTCTGTCGTTGAATCAATTGTTACGATGTACGGGAGCTTGACCCCCGTTTCTTGGCCATTTTCATCCACATCTTCAAACCCTTCTAGGTCTAAATTACAGTGGACTTCGTATAAAACACATATCTCGTCGCTTTCGCCACTTGGTTCTATACCTTCTAGTTTCTCTTTCTCCGTATCCAAAGAGGAATAATTGCTAGGCTCCTCACCTGGCTCTAGCTCTGTTCTTTTATAAAACCCTATCGCTTGTAATTTTCTTACATCATTTTCTGGCATCTTAATTAGATGCGTAATACGTGGGCAAGACTCTAAGTCAGTCGTATAGTAAGGAACGATTAAATCTTCAGGTGCTATGAACTTAGATACAGGTCTTTGTAGATTCTCATCATAGTAAACTTTTTTAAACGCAGATCCAGCCAAAGGTAAATAAAATAACATTTGGTCTAAATCTTCATCGTACTCTTCCATCACGTGTACGATTTGGTAATTCATAAACTCGCGCACTCGTTGCGCTTGTTCTTCTACTGTAGAGTCATAAGCACCAACTACTTGAGTTTTGACAGGACCTCCAGCGGGTAATAATTCTTTATAAGCTTGGGCTTGGAACTGAGTGACGGCTTCTCCTAATAACGGATGAATGACACCACTAGCTCCTTCAAATGGTTCTGAGCGGGTTTCATCAAACTTCATACCTAAGTATTTCAAACCGTCGGTATAAGTTTTTTCCCAGTCTTCTCTACTAGAACGATCAGATTCGATACTGCCAACTAAATCTATATAGATTCTACCAAGTTCGCTTGGCGGTAATATGTCAGCTAAGTTTTCACCGAACTCAGAAGTCATCTGCATTTCGGGTGCGGGTCCTAATAAAGCGGAACCGTCTTCTTGTATCTCTACGTCAGCTTCTTGGAATGATTCTAGGACATCAATAATATCCTCTTCTGTACCGTCACCAGAAACGGTTGTAGTCATATCTTCATCTACAGGGCTTGCCAAATCGGGTGTTAGTCTTTCTATCGCCATCAGTAATAAATCCTCTGTCTTACTCCCATACTATCATCGTCGTAGTCGGTAGCTAAATTCACAAAGCCACCTTCTCTGAATCGCATGATCGCTTGCGTCATAGTATCACATAGGTCATCGTTTTTACCAAAAGGAAATGAAGCACACTCTTCGATCATCTCTTCGGCAAACATACGTTTGGGTGCGTACACCATACCTGCTTCAAAGACAGGAGCGACTGAGTGCATACGAGTGGTTTTATCATGGCCTCTTGTTGGCGAGTAATTTACTACGGGTATGCCCATACGTCTTAGTTCTTGAGTCAAAGGTGTACCTGAAGCTTTGGCTTCAATCAACACCATATCGGTATCCCAGTAGTTATACTCGCGCATCGCTATCTCTTTGAGTTCAGGAAAGTCCCAACGTCCTTTTTGACAATCCAAAAGAATAATAGAATCGGGTCCATCATCAGATGGTCTAAATACACCCCACGTTGATATAGCAGAAAAGTCAGAAGTTTCTTTTCTAGAAAAAGCAGTATCGTAACTTTGCATAATATATTGCACGTTGGGTAAACTGTCGTACTCCCAAGTTTGCCACCAGTCACGTTTGATAATAGAACCTTCTTCCGCTGTTGGGTTTTGCATCCACTGGGCGTTCCATTTCATACCAGGCAGAGATGCCTTAACTTTTAATAATTCATCTTCAGGCCAAAACTCGGGCCAAAGCGGTTTGTCGGTTTCAGGAAAAATGGCTGGAAACTCGATTACCTCCCATTGATCGGCAAGTGGTTCCTTTTGCGCTTCCAACAACTTAGCCGTCAAATCAATAGAACTCCAGCGTGTCATTACAATAACAATTGATCCGTTTGGTTGTAGACGCTGTCTTGGACCAGAGGTGTACCACTCGTACGCTGACTCTAGGGCAGACGGACTAAGTGCGTCTTGCTCAGAATGTGGATCGTCAATAATCAGTAGATCCGCACCACGTCCTGTTACGGCTCCGCCTACACCTGCGGCGAAATACTCGCCACCTTTATTGGTTTCCCAACGACCCGCAGATTTATTGTCGGCTTGCAGTTTGACTTCTGGAAATATTTTTTTGTAATCGTCTTGATCCATCAAGTTACGCACTTTACGACCAAATCGTACAGCTAATTCACCCGTATGCGTTGTCTGCATAATTTTCATCTTGGGCTGGAGTCCCATAATATAGGACGGAAAGAAAGTGGATGCGAACTCAGACTTAGTATGTCTAGGTGGCATATTAACGATTAAACGTCGGCACTTGCCTTCGGCGACTTCTTGGAGTTTTTGGGCGAAAACTTTATGGTGGCGCCCGCAGATAAACTCAGGCCAGATATGTTCTACGTAGTTGATAAAACTACTTTGGCACTCATCTTGTATTTGAAAGCCGTCTAACTTCTCTTTTAACATCAGAGCTTCTTTCAACTCTGTCTCGGTTAAACTGGATAGATTCATCAGATCATTCTTTGATCATCGTAAAGAGGTTTGTCTACTGGACCGCCTCTTCTCAAACCTTTTTTATTATTTGAAATTAGTTCTTTAGGGGGTCCTTTGGGTAAATCTTCTAACTCAAGGTTATACTTAATTATCAAATCTTGTTCTGCTTCAGACAAATTTTCAACGTCGCTAAGATCCTCATCCATTAAGGCTTCAAATTCAGCTCTAGTCATAAACAATCCAGGTGCCATTTGTATTCGACCTTTAGATTCTTGATATTCTATAAAGTCTTCTAGTATTGGCTGCGAAGTTGGTAACTTACCTGACCTATGAAGACTTTCAAAGTAACGCTCTCTACTTCCTGGAGTGCCTGTCTTTGGCAAGGCACTTAGTATACCTTTTGCTTCAGCTTGTTTTTTTAGTTGCGCTGGACTTAGAGGTTCACCTTCTTGCTGCATTTGATTATATTTTATAACCTCTGCTTCTGCTTCAGCCACTCTAGCAGCTTCTGCCTCTGTCATTTCACCTATACCTTTTCCAAACAAACTACTGATACCAGTTTGTCCTCTTTTACCCATCGGGTATAGATTTATAAAATTTTGTATTAGTTTTTCACCCACGCTTGGAGAAGCATCTATTAGAGCATCTTCTAAATCCATTAAAGAGTCTCTATAGGCTTCTTTCTGGGCCATTTCTGCTTGATAAGCACGTACGTCTGCTAATTTTTCTTGCTTAGAAAGAGGACCCTTATATTTGTCTACGCTGAAAGGACCCCTAGCTCGTCTTTCAGGATTGTCTTCGTATAACTCTTTACCGAGTTGTTTGATTAAAAGTTGGACTTCTTCAAGATTCATCTTGAGTGTCTTACATCATCTGAGCTAGTTGTCCGTCGATAGATTCTTGGCCTGCCATTTCTTCAGCAACCATCATCATTACTTGCTGAATGTCTTCCTCGTCTAGTCCCATTTCCATCAGAGCTTGCATAATTTGTTCTTCACTAGCGCCAGACTGGATCATCTCCATAACCATCGTCATCACTTGTTGTATGACCATCGCTTCTGGAGCTATCCCTTGAAGTTCCTCTAAGCCTTTGTCGATTTCGCTTTCAACGGCGCCACCTTCGGCGAACTTGTCTGTTTTGGCTGCTATCTTTTCGACACCTTCTCTGCCTTTAGGTCCAGAGTCATACATAGCCTTCAAACCTTTTGGAAGTGCATCGACATCAACTACGTCGCCTGCGGCAAAGCCTCTACTCATTTGGTCAGAATATCTTTCTTTTTCATTTTCAATCGCTTGCATAATTGGATCAGTAATTTTTTCTCGAAAATTCTCTTTAAAAGTCTCAGACCCTGGCCCCAGCAAGCCTGTCTCTTGTAATTTTGCTAAATATCTACCTAAAGAATTTTCAGTAGGAAAAAACATTTGTTCTTGTTGCATCATATTTCTTTCCATAGTTACTTTATCCATATCTACGGCAGGTATAGCTCTACTCATAGCCTCTTCAAAACTGATTTCGCCCATACCGAAAAGCTGGGCATCTCTATCGGAAATGGTTCTGCCCATATCGGCTGCTGTTTTTTGTATCATCATCATACGCTGTTCAGCTGGAGACATACCTTGTCTAGCGGCTTGGTCGGCCATCATTCTATCCATATTAGATATTGTACGTCCTGATTCACCGATTAAAGATCCTAATCCTGCGTTTACTACGTCTCCCTCTGCAAACTGTAAGGGAACTTCATCTAAAGGAAATCCTTCTTCGTCAAAACGTGAACGGGGTTGCTCTTGTTGCAAGCGCTTATTTCTTGCTGCAACTTTTCTGGCTTCCTGGCCCCTTAACATTTCTTCCCTAGTAAAATTAGGAAAACCTTCTTCTTGTTTTGCTTTTGCTGAACGTCTATTTATAGCACTTTGCCTATTTCTTATTTGCTTCAAACCTTGTTCTACAGCTTTTGGTCCGTACCTCATCGCAGCAGCTCTAGTTCCGTTAGCCATTATAAATTCAGCTACTACTCCTAATAGTGGTAAAAGTGGTCCTGCCATATCATTTCCTTTTTTATATTTTATAAAGTCGTTGCAGGCAGTCAAAATGTTAAATTTTTGGAGAAAGCGTGAACAAAGCTATCTACCTGCAACTCCTTTCCAAAAATTATATAGGCAAAAGATAGTTTTTAACAAGGAAAAAAATAGGGTGGTTGAGATATGTTTGATTTAGTATTCATATTATTGTCTATAGTCTACTGTCTATATAGCCTAGCAATCTGGGGGGTCGCATCTTTTTTGTCTTGTCCGACCTCCGACAAATCCGACTCCAATAGAGTCCCATATCCCGATCTATATCCCGATTTACAGCTACAGCTGTACAAAT